TGAACAAATGGCATTAGTATCACCAGGAGTACAGGTTAGCGTAATTGATGAGAGTTTCTACACTCCCGCTGAACCAGGTACTACCCCTATGATTTTCGTTGCAAGTGCTGCAAATAAAACAAACGCAAGCGGCACTGGCATAGCACAAGGAACACTTGCAGCAAACGCAGGTAAACCTTACTTATTAACTTCACAAAGAGATTTAGCAGATACCTTTGGTGATCCAGCTTTCCAGGTTGATAATAATAACAACCCAATACATGCTGGAGAACTAAACGAATATGGTCTACAAGCAGCATATTCGTTCTTAGGTGTAAGCAACAGAGCATGGGTAGTTAGAGCAAACATTGACTTGAATGAAATTCAACCAAGTGCTACTGCTCCAGCTGCTTATCCAGAATCCGGAACGTATTGGTTTGATACTTCAATATCACTTTTTGGTATTCAAGAATGGAACAGCGCAGCCGTTACTGTTGCAGGCGGACAAAGTTTTTCAAATAGAGTACCACTAGTAATTACAAGTGTTGCTCAAGTAACAGGTAGTATTAGCGCACCAGGAGCACCAAAATCTTCTGTAGGTACAATTGGTGACTATGCTATTGTAGCAATTACTACAACAAACAAATTATGGTACAAATCAGCAGGTAATGCTCCTGCTGTAGCAGCTGGCGAATGGGTAGAAGTTGGCGGAGATAAATGGTCACAAAGCTGGCCAACTGTACAAGGGTCAAATGCCAACCCTACATTCAGTGCTCCATCAGCAAATATTACTATCAACGGTACAAGTGTAACTGTAACAAACTCAGACGTTGTAAGCGATGTTGCAAGCACAATTAACGGTTTAATAATCCCAGGATTAAGTGCAGCAGCAGTAGACGGACGTTTGGAGATCTACAGCGACGGTACAAGTTCAGGTGCAGATGATTCAGCACTAGGTGGTCCTATCTTAATAGGCGGTGACAGCGCAACACTAGAGTTACTAGGTATTACTGCTGGTACATACTATCCACCAAGCGTACAAATTTCCAAGCACACTCAAGTTCCTGAATGGAAGACAGGTGATACATATTCACGTCCTACAGGAAGTATTTGGGTTAAAACAACAGAACCAAACTTAGGTGCTCGTTGGAGAGTTAAACGTTGGAACGGCGAAACACTACTTTGGGAAACCATTGAAGCACCGTTGTATGCTAACAACCAACAAGCTCTTTACAATTTAGATAGAACAGGCGGCGGTGAAAACATTGCAGCAGGTGACTTGTATGTAATGACTAACGTTGCAGACGATGCACAACCAATGGCAACATTTAAAATCTTTAGAAGAGAAAGTGTTGGAAAAACATCAATTAGAAGTTCTAAAATTGCAACAGGTACTATTTCTGCAGGTTCAAATAGAAGTTTTACAATCGCATCTACAGATAATAATGTTGCAGACTTTTTAAGTGCTGTAACTGTAACTGTAACACCAACAGGTGCAAGCACAGACGCAGAACTTATTGCAGCAGCAATTACAGATGCAAACATTACTAATGTTACAGCAGATGTTGATGCACAGAATAGAATTATTATTAGCCATGCAATTGGCGGTGATTTTAGAATTGTAGATACAGACGGTGTATTAACTGAAGCAGGTTATGGTGCGTTTGTTAGTTCAACTAGCGGAACTCCAAACCTTTATTATGCACCAGGAACAGACGGTTCAACATCACCACTACAGCTACAAGCAAGTAACTGGAAAGTATTGAGCTATACAGCAAGTGATGATGAGGTTACTGCTTTAACAGATGATAATGCACTATGGTACAATTCAATTGTTGACGAAGTTGACATTATGATCCATGATGGTAATAGCTGGGTTGGTTATCTATCTTCTACAGCACCATATTATAATGCAGATGAAAATGAGCAAACAGATCCAAACGGTCCTATTGTTTCTGCAAGCACACCTTTACTACAAAGTGATGGTACTGCACTGAAAAATGGCGACCTATGGATTGACACTTCAGACATTGAAAACTATCCACAGATTTATCGCTTTAATGCAAACAAGCTAAACACACCGATTGCAAATCGTTGGGAATTGCTAGACAAAGCAGATCAAACAACAGAAAACGGCGTGTTATTTGCTGATGCACGTTGGAGCGATGCAGGTGCTAACTCAGCACAAGCAGATATTGATGTGCTATTAGAAAGCAATTACTTAGATCCAGATGCACCAGATCCAGCACTATATCCAAAAGGAATGTTGCTATGGAATCTACGTAGAAGTGGCTTTAACGTTAAGAAATTTGTTCGTAACTACATTGACCCAAATGATGATAACCTACGCAACGGCGACGAAGCAATGGAAAACTATTATCCACATCGTTGGGTTACTGAATCAGGTAACCAAAATGATGGTTCAGGTAGCTTTGGACGTAAAGCACAGCGTAAAGTTATTGTACAAGCTCTACAAGCAGTTGTTAACAATAATGATGATATTAGAGACGACGAAGCAAGATTGTTTAACCTAATGGCAACACCAGGTTATCCAGAACTAATCGGTGAAATGATTAGTCTAAACTATGACAGAGGACTAAGCGCATTTATTGTTGGTGATACACCTGCAAGATTAACAAGCGATGCTACTTCATTAAATGAATGGGCAACTAACGTTAATTTAGCAGTTGAAGATAACGATGAAGGTTTAGTTAGTAGAGATGAATATCTAGGTATTTTCTACCCATGGGGCTTTACAAGTGATAACTTTGGTAACAACGTTGTTGTTCCACCAAGTCACATGATGCTACGCACTATTGCACTAAGCGACCAAGTTAGCTATCCATGGTTTGCACCAGCAGGTACAAGACGTGGTGGTATTACTAACGCAAGCTCAACAGGTTATGTAGATGCTGAAGGCGAATTTAGAGCAATCGCACTAAATGAAGGTCAGCGTGATACATTGTATGCACAGAATATTAACCCAATAACATTCATTACAGGTGCAGGACTTGTTAACTACGGTCAGAAAACTCGTGCTAGAGGAGCAAGCTCACTAGACAGAATCAACGTAGCACGTTTGGTAATTTACCTACGCAGCCAGTTGAATCAGCTTGCTAAACCATACATCTTTGAACCAAACGATAAGATCACACGTGATGAGATCAAGCAAGCAGCAGAGAGCTTAATGCTTGAACTAGTTGGTCAAAGAGCGTTGTATGACTTCTTGGTAGTTTGTGACGAAAGTAACAATACACCAAATAGAATTGATAGAAACGAGCTTTACTTAGATATTGCTATTGAACCAGTTAAGGCAGTTGAATTTATTTACATTCCACTAAGACTTAAGAATACTGGTGAAATTGCAGGGCTCTAAGAGTATAAATACATATAGAACAGGAGCATATAGATGGCAATCTCAACATTAAGTAAAATTACAGTGCCACTGGCTAGCGGAGACTCCGCTAGTAACCAGGGCTTGTTAATGCCAAAGCTACAATACCGCTTTAGGGTATCACTGGAAAACTTTGGTGTTTCAACACCAACAACTGAACTAACAAAACAGGTAGTAGACGTAACCCGTCCAACAGTTGCTTTTGAACCAATTGAGATTCCAGTTTATAACTCCAAAGCATACCTAGCAGGCAAACACACATGGTCACCAATAACACTAAACTTACGTGAAGATGTTAATAACAACGTTCAAAAGTTAGTGGGTGAGCAGTTACAGAAACAATTTGATTTCTTTGAACAGTCAAGTGCAGCATCAGGACAAGATTACAAATTTACAACACGTATTGAAATCTTAGACGGTGGTAACGGTGCTAACACACCAAACGTGCTTGAAACATTTGAGCTTTATGGTTGCTTTGTAACAAATGCTAACTACAACGAATTAGCATATGCTAACAACGAGCCAATGAGAGTTACATTAGAAATCCAATACGATAATGCTATCCAAACACCACAAGGTACTGGTATTGGTACAGCTATCGGACGTACAGTTAACACTCTAGTAACTGGTGGCGGCGTATAAACTAAGCTGACATTAAATTTAAAA